AAAAGAAACAAAAGAAACAAAAAAAATGATAATACTAACAAATTCAAATGAAAATATTAAAACTATTCAAAAGAAAGAAAAGGAGAAAAAAATGCGTGTTGAAACTAGTACCTGGGGTCTTAACAATGATGACTTGGCATTCAAAACCCAACTTGAATTATTAAGACAACTAAACATCTCTTTAATTAACGATAAAACAAATGACACAACTAAATTTAATAAACCTAATAAGGAAATACAAATGCTTATTAGTCATATTAAATCAAAAATATCAAGTTATAAACATCAGGATATTTTAAAAAAGAAACTAAATAATCAAGAATTTGTTAGTTTTGTTGATGTTGTAACATTATTAAATGACTCTAATATGAAATGCTATTATTGCGATTGTGAAACATATTTACTTTATGAAATAGTTCGAGAAATGAAGCAATGGTCATTGGATAGAATAAACAATGATATTGGGCATAATAAAAACAACCTTGTTATTTGTTGTTTAGAATGTAATCTAAAAAGAAGGCGAACTAACAAAGACGCTTTTTTCTTTACTAAGAATCTTAAAATTCATAAAATGGATTAAAACTTTTATATATACATTATATAATGAAATATTTATTTATTGATATACGTAAAAGTGATGAAGTTTATAGCAAACATTTTGACCAATCTCAAGAATATAGTTTTTATAACATTCCGATGAATATGATAAGATTTAATGCTCAAACAATTATTAACCATTTAGAATATTTTGATGAAATATATATTGTATGCCAATCGGCAAATAGGTCTCAATTTATTAAAGATAAATATTTTAATGATTATACAAAGATTAAAGTGAGTCAAAATTTGCAGTTTTTGAATTTACATTATGGTTTAAATAATGTTTCTTTAAATAAAAATACTAATATGAGAATAAATATTGTTGGAAGTAATTCATTTAATTTTTATAGTATTATGAGAATTCTTCAGACAATTATGGGAATAATAATGATATCAGTAGGAGTATACACTTATGTACAATTACAAAACGGAAATTTATTAAAGAAAATTAATGTTTTACCTTTAATTATTTTAGTGTTATTTGGTATTATGGCTCTTTATAATGGACTAACTTCAACTTGCTCAATATCTGTCTTATTAGAAGACTATTTAAATTAAATAATCGGCGTTTTACACCTTTTTACATTTCAAATGCCGATTATTTAGTTAGCGCATAATATATTTTCAACGCCACATTCATTTAGAGTTGCCTTCTATTTTATATTCCTTGTAATCGGAAAGCCCATATAGACGCTCATTACAATCATCCCATTCAGGTATTTTTGAATATAGCCATTTAGGGTCCAATCCATAATAATTTGCGGTTTGAGTAATGCTATTTGTATGATTAATGTGGTCTAGAATATCTACAGCAAAATATCTATCAATCACTCTGTATATTATATCTAGTTCCTTTGTTAAACTCTTAATCTGTTTATTTAATTCTTCATTTTCTTTTTGAAGGTGAATATTGTCTGACATTCCTATGTATTATATATTATATTTTATATTTTATATTTATACCCTTTTACACTTTTATACATTTCAAATACCCACCCTCTAAGTCGGCATTTGAAATGTAAAAAGGTTTAAATTCAAACCCAGAACTTGAAAACTCAATCTAATTGGAATTTAGTAAATAGTTTAATAATTCATTATTTTAAGTAAATGTAAATATATAATGAATTATTGGAAATGGAGTAATGGTGAAACATATTATCAAAGTGCTAGAAAAGTGCCAAAACACGTTTCTAACAATGATGAGACAAATTCAATAAAATATGATTCAACTGTAAATGCGATTGAACAATCTTTAGCAGATGATTTAGTACCAAATCATAATTTTGATAGCTTTGATAGTTTTGGCGTTGATAATATTAGAGCAGTTTCTAAACGTGAAACTCTTGATAACAAAATATCTGACCGAGAGCTTGTCAGTCAACGTGGTACAAACCCGTTTTCTATGCAGACCAGTTATGTAAATGATGTTGTAACACGCGACATGTTTCTAAAACCAATTAATACTACACAGGGACGCACAAAGAACCAGAATAATCCTGATGGGGAACAAAGTGGAAATTAGAATAATTAATTTATTTTTTTGTTAGTATCCACATTTTTTTTACAAGGTATTATGATTTCATTGTATCCTAATTCCTTAACACAACCATTTTTTTTACATTTTTCTTCTTGTATATGAAACTCTATACTAGAGGCTTCATGGTTTTCAGTATTATATTCTGTTTTATTAACAAATAAATATACAGCACTTTCATTTGTAATATGTTTAATAACAATATCTAAGTCTGATGTTTTTAAATATGCAACAATATTTGTATCAACACTACATTCATATTTTTCACATCTGTCACATTTTATTATAGGTAAATCATCTCCAAAACCACAAATACCTGTAAAATATAATAAACCCAAAATGTCATTTGACGGTTTTAAAGAATTGGTGTTTATTCTAATACCATCAGAACTAATAACTAAAATAATGTATTCAAATGAATCTTTTATTGTCTTAAGTAGATTTTTGAATGGATTAACACATACTGTCGCCATTTCAAAGACACTATTAGCCCTTTTATCCTTTATAAATTTTTGATAAAGTTCATTTTCCAAGGCATAATTTACATCATCTTCTTTAGAATTTTTACCATTTTTTGTTGATTGAAATAATATCTTCTTCTCAATATTTATCATATTTATAGTTATATTTATAAATATGATGAATGCTTTAAATAAATTTAATTACTAATTTATTATTTTGCTATTAGCTGCGCAGAACTTTTATAAGCAAAGTTTTTGCTCCACTTTTATTAAAAGTGGAATTATGATACTTTTCATGAACATAGTGTGGAGCAATCGGTTGACCAAGTAAGCCAAGAATGAGTTAAGCAACAAGAAGAATGTATGAATAAGGAAATTCATGTTAATCTTGTTGAAATTTGTAAACATGTATGTAACCACTGAAATCACACTTAAAACAAAAGCAAGGCCAAAAAAGATTGACAAAGCATAAAAGTAGACGCAATATTCTTCTCCCAGAGGGCCAAAATAGGTATTCATGAAACTATCCATATCCATTTTAATATAATAATCTTAGATTTTATTTTTATTATTACTTTTGTTATTTGCTAAATATTCTATTTTATTTTTATTTTAAATTATAAAATACAAAATACAAAAAACTACTTAAATATATTCCTTAAAAACTTAAATAATGACTACAAATAGTTCCTATACAACGCAAAATGATTTATTGCTAAAAAACCTATTGGTGTTTTATAATACAGATGATAATGATAATTTAGATAGTATGCTTCGAATTATTACCGGAGAGTCTAAAATTTCTCTCAGAATTGTTGACTGGTTTGCGACCAATTATGCTAAGAAATTCTATACATTATATACAATTGAACAGACTGTAGACAATGTTGCTCGTCGGTTCAAGGTTTACGATGACTATAAATTGAAGTTGAAGGCATATAGCAAGCGCCGATTTGACCCATTTTGCCGCTGGGACCGTATTAGTATTCCTTATAAAAACGGGACATCTATTGAGACCACAATTGGTCAGCTTAATTTTTTCAAATGGGCGTTAGAAAACAAGGTAGTTGATTATATTGGTGAGAATTATGAGACAATAGAGAAGGATATGAATAGCCGTAATAGTACATCAAAACGTAAGGAAACAATTGTTGATAATTCCAAGACTAGGAAGAAGCGTGAAGAGTTGTCAATTTCGGCAACCAAGAGTATTAAGAAGGAGAAGGTTGAGATTGTGGTACAATTTAATTAAAAATAAATAAACAAAATTTTATATTAAAAATAAGTATTTATACATTATTAGACATCATAATTTATAAATGGGAAATACACAATCTATGCGAAAAATTAATTTTGAAGATATGCAAACTGTTACGAAAAACCCTGAAATATATTTGCTAATCAATACATTACCTTTAGGCGACCAACAACTATGTTTAATTCACGGTACTGTTAGTTCTATTCAGGAGGAAACAGCTATTAATAAATATCTTAAAGAAAACAAGGGAGTTAAAATTATTATTTATGGGAAAAATTGTAATGATGAAAGTGTTCAGAAAAAATACCAGCAATTATTGTCTCTTGGATTTTACAATGTGTATGCGTATAGCGGAGGACTATTTGAATGGCTAATGCTTCAGGATATATATGGTACAGATTTATTTCCGACAACAAAAAAAGAAAAAGACATCCTTAAATTTAAGGCTTGTCCAATGCTCAATATATCTCTTTTAGAGAATTAAATATCTGGAAACAGCAATGACTTTATTACAGACTTTCCCCTTTTAGAAATAGGAGTCTCCTTTTCTATTAGTAATGGACTAAATAATGGAGAAGGAGAAGTTAAAGGCGGAAGTTGTAATCCTGTTTTTCCATTGTCTTCATTAACATCAAGCACATCCAGAGCCATATTAGACAAATGGTCTGCTCGTTTATTAAATTCTCGATAAATGTGTGTAAATACAATCATGTCAAATTGTGCCTTCAATTGTTGAACCTCTTGATACAGTTCTTGTAATCCTGGATTTTTTACCTTATATTGTCCATTGATTTGATTTATTACAAGTAGGCTGTCGCCGTAAACGTGTATTTGTCTGATATCTCTAGAAAGTGCTTCTTTTAGACCTAATATTAGAGCACTATATTCTGACTGATTGTTAGTTTTAGTGCCAATATATTGGCATGACGCCCATATTTCTTGACCATTATGAAATATAACGGCACCTATTCCAGCCGGCCCTGGGTTGCCTCTTGATGCGCCGTCAAAGTTCATTGTATACTCAGATTGAGGAAATACCTTAATATTGTTAGGACTAACATTAGGACTAGACTGTTTAGAACTTGCGTTAGAACTTATATCAGAATTAGTACTAGACTTGTTATTAGGCTTTACCTTATATTTTAGCTCCACTGGAATAATAATACTTAGATTGGGTTTCTTAGACATTTTTTATAATTTATATGATGTATATATTTAATTTAATATAATTATAATTATTTTGTAATATTTATAATTCAATTTTTATAAAAAATTTAATTATAACGGTATTATAAAAAATGCTGCCTACAAGTTTTCTAGTATTGTTTTTAGCCATTTTTCTTTCGTCAAATACCTTCACTAATTATATAGTGGTTAAGGGCGACACTGAATGCCCTGCTGTCACTAGTGTTGGAGACCGTAGGTCCAATAAGAACTCATTGCGAGTTGTCCAATACAATGTTGAATGGCTTTTTGTCGACTATAATAACAACGCCAAATGCCCTGGAACTGGATGTCCGTGGCAAACTGCTTCTGATGCTGAATCTCATTTATCTTATGTCGCCAATGTTGTCAAAAGTTTGAATCCTGATATTATTAATTTTTGTGAAATAGAAGGCTGTGATGAGCTCAATATGCTGATAAATAGTCTAAATGATACCAGTTATAAACCATATTTAAAGCAGGGTACGGATACGAGCACTGGACAGAATGTAGGAATGTTAACACGAGTTGACCCATTAACAAGTCTGTATCGCAGTGAAGAGCGCATTTCGTATCCAGTTCCAGAGTCCAAATGCGGCTACACTGGAGCGCCTGGGTCATCTGGAGTTAGTAAACATTATATTACGGAGTTTAATTTAGGTGGTTATAAAACAGCATTTATTGGCGCACATTTGTTAGCATATCCGACTGATAAGACACGCTGTGCCGAAAGAGAGGCGCAGGCGCAAGTTATACAAAACGTAATTTATAATTATATTATTAATGGTTACGAAATTATCTTTTTAGGTGACTTGAATGATTTTGACGCAGAAGTGCCTGATATTAATTCGGATAAACCAATATCATATACCCTAGATACACTGAAGGGACTCTTTGGTCAAAAAAAAGGCACATATACCTTGACAAATGCCGCATCAAAAATGGCGCAATCGGAGAGATATAGTGACTGGTATGACTCTGATAGTAACTGTGCGACAAGCTCCCAAAAAGACTATTCTATGATAGACCACGTGCTAATGAGCTCTAAAATTTTTGCCAAAGTGTCCAAGGTGTCCATTTATCATGGCTACAATGAATATTGTGGCAAATTGAATTCAGACCATTATCCAGTGGTAGTTGATTTGTCTTTCTAACAAGTCATACCCTTAACCACTAAATATTTAAATATAATTACACACAACCGCGACCAATACATCTTTTTCATCTCTAACAATTTGAAATGGTTTGCCGCAGCCATATATCTTATTTCGTAATACATAGAAGTCACATAGCTCTTTTGGTGAATGAGGGTCTATTTGTTTTCCAGACGCAATTAATGTACCGTGTCTGAAAATACAGCAATTTAGTTTTTCTATTAGCACAGGGTCTTTACAATGCGGACAAAAAACAATTATTTCTTTTATTAAATCTGATTCCATTATAAAATATATTCTTTATTATAAGAAATATATTTATATTCTATTTGATTTATTTTATTATGCTATTTGTAAAAATGCTTTAATTGATATAATCCAATCATTGACAACCTGACTATTTTGAAATATATCCAAGTTTCCATTTAGAACTAATTGTCTTGCCTTTATTCCTGTACTTTCGTCTAGAAAAGCATTATGATAATCATGACACGCAGTTAAATACGCAAGTGGAATTACTTCTTCACCAACACGCGCGCGCTTATGGATACGCTCATAGCATTTTGTCGGTTCCGTATTCACGTAAATAACGTCATTCACTGGAAAGTCCTTAGCAAACTCATCGAACCAATTTAAATAAATCTGATACATAACGTCTTCTATTTTGCCTTGGTCGTATAACATCTTCGCAAACACAAATTTGTCAGTATATAAACTGCGTTCAGTGATAATGATGTACTTATTTTGGTTATTATTTTTATCATTGTTTAAAGATACTTTATTCATAATATCTCGAACAGTTTCTCTCAAAATTGTCAGCCTTGAAATGTAAGCCATCATTTGAAATGCGAATGAATACTCCTTCTGATTTGCGTAAAATTTCTGGAGCATTGTGTTGCCATCTTTATCCTTAATTTTCTCCCATTCATCTACAGGCTCTCTTAAAAATATTATATTACTATTTTCCTTAAATATTGTCTTTAGGGTTTCCAATAATGTTGACTTACCCGAGCCAATATTTCCCTCAATAGAAACAATCGTGATATAATTATTTAAGGCCATTGTATTGTTATTATTTATATTGTTACTTTTATTTTGTTTTTCTAATTCAATTTTTATTTTGATTTTTGATTTTTGATTTTTGATTTTTGATATAAAAAAAATTGATTTATTAAATATATTTAAAGAGTATTTTATAAATTATAAACATACCAACCAACTCACATTTAAAATGGACCTTAATCAAGTTAAATTATCTAAATCAGAATGGGATTCTATTGAAATCCCAGTTTCTATTCAAGAAAAGGAAGTATTGGATTTAATAACCAAAGGATACTCGGATGTAAATATACGGATTAATAAAACAGATTCTCTCTTTACATTTTTAAAGATAGAATTCAGTAATGAAATAGAAGATTTCTTATATAATAAATACTTCTCTGAAAAAATGAAGGTAATCGTCAAGAAATATGGAGTATCATTTATTAAATTTGAAAAACCAAAGGCGCCTTTGAAGACAAAGGCAATGCATTTAAAAAAACAAGAAACAAACAATACTGGAGCAGTAACCGGAGAAGGAG